CCGAGGCCACCACCAAGTTTGCCGCGCTGGAATACAAGCCGGAAGACGAGGAAGCCCCGAAGATGGAAGACGGCGAAATGCCCGCTTCCGAAGACGAGGAGAAGGAAGACATGAACGCCAAGCTCGCCGCCGAACTCGCGGAAATCAAAAACCTCGTCACCAATTTTGGCGCGAAGCCCGTGGCCCCGGCGGTCGCCGTTGAGGCCAAAGCCGACGAAGCCAAGGAGCCGACCGACTTCAGCGAAGCCCTTGCTGTCGTAAAGGCTGAAGGCTTGAGCGGTTCCGCCGCCACGAAGGCCGTCATCGCCCGTTATCCCGCGCTTTACCTCGCTGCTCGCAACAGCGGCATCCGCAATCTCTAACCTACTAAACCACTATGGCATCCCAAGTTGATTCAACAAACCGCTCGTTCGTCGCCAACGCCGCGATCAGCGCATTTCGCCTCGTCAAACTCCACACTACGGAGAACGAGGTTGTCGCCGCCACCAACGGTGCGGCCATCGGGTTCACCCAAGAGGACGCTGCGGCGGCTGGCACGGTGAACGTCAAACTTTTCCACCCGACCTACTTGGCAACTGTTTCCGGCGCAGGACTTGCCGCTGGCGCTGTCGTGCACGCAATTGCTGACGGCAAGGTTGCCTCGGCTGGCGGTGTTTCGGTTGGCTTTGCGATTAACGCGGGCACGACCAATGACATCGTGGAAATCGCCGTTCCCAAGAAAAGCTTCTAACCGACTACTACTATGGCCTACTCAAACTCTAACGCCCTGCCCCGCGCGGAAATCTCGCAAGCGGTTTTCGAGGCGGCGTCGAACTCCGCAGCCCTGCCGTTCATCGGCCTTGAGGTTCTTCCCGTCTATTCGGTTCCGGCTCGCTCTGGCGAATACGTCAAGATCGACCTCGGCCCCGGTGAGGCTTACAACGCCGATGCGCTCAAGACTGCTCCCGGCACTGACCGCTCGCGCGTCACCCGCCGCTTCACCACCGACAACTACTCCTGCACCAGCTACGAGTTGGAAGAGTTGCTGCCGGATGAGACGAGCGCCGACCTTGGCCGCTACTTCGATGTGGAAGTTTCGTCCGCGACCTTCCTCAACAACAGCCTCCTCATCTCGCATGAGCAGCGCGTTGCTGATCTGGTTTTCGGTTCTGGCATCAGCGCCATCAGCGCCAATGCCGCTTACACCGCTGGCTCGATCGACACGCTCGACCTCGCCAAAGATGTCGATGACGCGATGACCGAACTCGCCAAGAAAAACGTGGTGGCCGACACGCTCATCATGTCCTTGCAGGTCTTCAATCGCGTTCGTCGCACGACCAAGCTCCTCAACAACCTTTTCGGCCCCGTGAAAAACGTGGCGCAGGCCCGTCCTGCTTCCGCCGAGGAAGTTGCCGCCGCCCTCAACGTCAATCGCGTCCTCATCGGCCGCGGCGCGAAGAACGGCGCGAAGAAAGGTCAGAGCTATTCCGGTTCCTTCATCTGGGGCAACTCCAAGATTGTTCTGGCGAAGCTCGGCGCTGGTGAGTTCACCGCTGGTGGACTTGGCCGCACCCTGTTGTGGAACGAGGATAGCCCGACGCCGCTCGTCACCGAGACTTATCGCGACGAGGCCCGCCGCTCCAACGTCATCCGCTGCCGCCACAATACCTCGGAGAAGCTCATCGACGCTTCCTGCGCTATCGGCATCGACACGTCCTACGCGTAAAGTTTGCTGGTTCTGTGTGTGTGCAAGACCCCGCCCGAAAGGGCGGGGTTTTTCGTTTGATTGACAGTCTGCCACGGGGCAGATGCAAATTCAGTCGAAGGTCGCCGTGTGCCTTATATGCGGCAACGAGGAAGAGATTATAGGACGGGCGCTGGATAGCGCCTTCACCGTCAGCGACACCGTTATTGTCGTTCGTGCCATCGGGGGCCAGAAGCCCGACAAATCGCTTCAGATTGCCCGTGAGCGCGGTTGCATTGTCGGGGAATACCACAACAGCCCCGCCACCGCATCGTGGCCCTTCGTGGATGATTTCGCCGCCGCCCGCAACGAAGCCTTCCGCCTCGCCGCAGTAACGCCCGCCGAGTGGTTCATGTGGATGGACTGCGACGATACCCTGCCCGAAGGGATGGGCGAGACGATCAAGCAAGCCTGCACCGATACCAAAGAGGATTGGATTCTGGCCGAGTATGAACTGCCGCAGCACTGCAAGTCCGTCCTACGCGAGCGCCTGTTCCGGCGCGGCACGGCGGCATGGTTTAACGGGGTTCACGAAAAGTGCATCCCGGTCACGGAGGACAAAGACAAGGACACCCTGCAAGTGCGCGTCCGCAAGGACATCCGCATTGTTCACCAACCCCTCGACGCCAAGACCGGATCACAGGAACGCAACCTCAACATACTGCTCTGGCGATACCAAGAGACGCAGCACATCGCTTTCTATCTGCACTATGAGTTCTTCCTGCTCGGCAAGCGCGAAGAGGCGGTCAAATACGGACTGCAAGCCCTACGCCTCGACAACCTCGATGGCGTCTATCGCTACGAGGTCTTGCTGAACCTCGCCATGATGGCCGAGAAAAACGAACACGGGCAGGATTTGCTGCAACGCGCGATCAAGCTCTGCGACTCCCGGCGCGAGGCGCATCATTTGCTGGCACTCTTGCAAATGGACGCGGGGCAGACCGCCGAAGCGGTCAAGACTGCCGAGCATTGCCTAACAATCAAGGAACCGAAAATCTACGAATGGACGCACCGCCCCGACATCTACGGCTGGAAGGGTTTTGCCACAATGGCATGGGCGCATCGTGCCAACGGAGACGAGGCAAGGGCCAAGCAAGTCGAGGACTTGATGCTGGAAAACGGCGGCAGGCCGCGCATTAGCCTCCTGCACGCTACCCGTGGCCGCTGGTCAAAGGCGATCAACGCCATGTCGCTCTGGTTGGGCCGCGCCAGCAACCCGGAGGCGGTCGAGCATTGGTTCGCCATTGACGAGGACGATACCGAAAGCCGCGAGAAGTTGAGCCGATTCCGCCACGTAATCGCCGCAGAGGGCGGTTATTCGGTTGGCGCTTGGAACACCGCTGCCAAGGCCGCAACCGGAGATGTGCTGATTCAGATTGCCGACGATTTCGAGCCGCCGCTCGGCTGGGACAAGCTGATCCTCGACGCACTCGGCGGCGATTTGTTCGCGCCTAAAGTCTTGCGCGTTTCGGACGGGCTGCGCGAGGACGGGCTGATCACGATGGCGATTGTGACCCGCCGCTGGTATGAGGCGCACGGCCTCTTTGATGGGGCGTTCCGCAACGTCTATTCAGACAACGACCTCACGCAGCGGGCGCAAAAGGCCGGGGCAATCATCGACGCCAAGCATCTTGTCTTTCAGCACGTTCACCCGCTCGGCGGCAAAGTGTCGATGGACGCAACATATGAGCGCGGCAACGATCCGGAGGAATACGAAAGAGCTAAGACATTGTTCCACGCGAAACATTCATGAAGCGCGCACCAACGCCCGACCTGTCCGTTCTTATCCCGACCATCACCGAGCGGGAGCAGGAGGCCAATGCCCTGTTCCGCTCGCTGGAAGCTCGCGTGAAAGGCCGCAACGTGGAGATAGTAATGCTGCGCGAGAACCTCCTGTGCGGCATCGGGGAGGCCCGCAACAAGCTCCTGCGCGCAGCAGGGGGCAAGTATATCACCTTTCTCGACGATGATGACGCTCTATGCGAAGGCTACTTCACCCTCGTTCTCGACAACATCCGCCACGACAAGGACGTTATTACTTACGACCAGTGGGCCAGCGTCGATGGCGAGACGGGACGCATCAACTGCCGCCTCGGCCATGAGGTCGAACCCTTCCGTCCCGGAGGCGTGACCAAACGCCCGCCGTGGTTTTGGTGCGCGTGGCGGCGAGAACTTGCCTGCGCTTACGCCGTGCCGCAAGTGAGGCGCAACGAGGACGCGCTATGGCTGCGTCACCTTTGGGCCGAGGCCGAGACAGAAGCGCACATCCCGCAAATCCTGCATCGCTACAACTACGACAGCAGCAAGACCACCCTTCAGAAATGAAAGTGGCCGACATTGTTTTCTGGCACGACGAGCCTGTGAGCTTTGGTTCCGGTTTGTGCCAGCAACTTTTTCGGCATGGAATGTGCAACGCGGCCATTGCCATGCCCTACGATCATGCCGGGGTGCTGCAAATCTTGCGGCAAAGCAGCGCCGATTGCGTGGTCTTTGTGTCTCCGCATATGCACGCGGACTTTATTCGCCGCCATCATGCCGACTTGCTGGCGCTGGGCAAACCCCTGCTTGGCTATGTTTCCGAATGGATTGCGGGCAATGACGTTTTCCCCGGCGGGCGGGAGTTCCACGCGGAACAAAACTGGCTGCACTACTACGCCGCCGCGCAAACAAGCGATGTCGCGTGGTTTCGTTCCTTGAACATGAAGGCCGACTTTGCCCCGATTATGTTTGCCAGCGACCTGTTCCCCGCCGTCCCGCAGCACAATCGCATAAAAGAACTGTGCTATATCGGTCACAACAACGCATGGAAAACCGAGCGCATCCGCATTGTGGAAATCCTGCATCGCGCGAGCTTGTTGCGCGCCTTTAGCGCCCCGCGCAACTTGGCCGGGGCCAATGGGGTCGCCGCGTTGTTCCGCGAATTTTCCGCCGTGCTTTGCCCGCCCGCGCACGGGCGCGCTCACAGCATCCGTTGCTGCGAGGCTGCCGCAAGCGGGTCGCTGATCGTCGAGTGCCAGCCGCTTGACCAAGGCAACGAGCTTTTCTTAGACGGCCAGCATCGCGTTACGTTTCCGCAAGGATTGCCGGAAGCTGAATTGTGCGACTTTATCCGCGCCCTTGACTACGACAGGCTGCGCGGCATTGCCGAGGCGGGCTGCGCCTTGGCGCACCGGGAGTTCTGCGCCGAAGTCGGATTTGGCCGCTTTTTAGAAGCCGCCGACAAAGCCTTGACAGTGTAGCCGTAGCATGGCCCTCGACACGGCGCGGCTCGCTACCGAACTCGACAGCATCATTGCCGATCTTCCGGCAACGGTGACTTTCGGTTCGTCCACGTTTAGCGCGGCGGTCACACAGGGAACAGTCGGAAGCGACATTGCCGAAGGTGGTTTCATGCCTTCCCGCGACATCGGCCTGCACGTTAAGTCCACGACCGACACCCGCGCGGTCAAGGTCGGGAGCAAGCTGACAGTCCTGTCGGCGGGCGTCACTAAGACCTACCGCGTCATCAGCATCGAACGCGCCCAAGATGGGCAAGAACTCATATTCTCATGCCAGAGTCCGTCCCGCTAAGTTATCAGTCGATCAAACGCCGCGCCCCGGAACCTCTGGAGGAGGCCGTCGAGAAATGCGTGGCCGACACGTTTAGCTTCACCCTGCGCGGCTACGGCATGGCGGGCGTTACCGTGGCGCGTGGCGATAGCGGCGACGATCTTGAACTGCCCGCCATCGTTATCCGCGCGGCCCGCTTGCGCGAGTCGATCCCGACCGGGGATGTCTATGAGGTCGAGGTCACGGTTAGTCAGCTAACCCTTGCGGATCAAGACGAGGAGCAGTGCGACAAAGCCCCGCAGGAATTTACCGATCAGCTTTGGTCGGCTTGCGTGGCCTTAATCGAAGACCCGCAACTGCTGGCCGTCTTGCAAGGCTCGCGCGCCTCGGTCACTTGGCACGGTTTGGTTCGCCAAGGGTCGATGGAGTTTAGCCGTCAAGAGCGTCACGCCGTCCGCAGCTACCGATTCAGCGTCCACGTTTCTCGTCTGGTGTAACGGTTGACAGGCGCGGCGAGGTATGCCCGCGATCACCATTACCTCTTCCTCGTCTGCCGCCGTTGTTTTCGGCTGCACAGCGGAAACTGGCATCATCATCAATTCTTTCACCCGCACGACTTCACGCGAAAAGGTCGAACTGACCAACGATCAAGGCGATGTCGTAGCCGTCTCTTACTACAAGCCGATGGCGGCAATCACCATCGAAGGCGTTGCCAATGGATTGACCACGGGCCTCGGCCTCGCGGCCCCCGGCGTGGCGCTGACGATCAACAACACGACCAGCGCCAACGGCATTACTTCCGGCTCGGTCTTGGTCAACAGCACGACCCGCTCGCAAACGAGCGAAGCCTTTGCGGCTTTCTCGGTCGATGCCAGCCAATACCCGCTGATCACCGGATAACCTTCCCTTCAACGCGCCACGGCGGGCGCGTAAATCCCGCCGTCTAAAATCACAAATGACTACTGACACGGAAAAGGGCGGCGAAGTATTCGTCACAACCTCCACGCGCCTCGCTACGGCGCTCCTCTCTTTGGGCGAAACCCTGCAACGCCCGCCCTGCACACGCCAAGTTCGCCGCGATGGCAGCACGGTGGTCACCTTCCTCTTTGAGCCGGGGGACTGCGGCAAGCACGCGGTTCAGTGGTTCAAGATTGAAGAGCAAGACCCCGGCACCGACACGCCCGCCGATTTACAAAACCGCATCACTTGGCTGCGCGAGTTGAGCGAGGAACCCGATCCGGTCAAAACGGCCTACATCAACGCCGCGTGGCGCGACATTGCCTTGATGATCGTGAAGGCCACGCCCCGCATGGTCGCTATTCACGGCGCGGGGATGATGGGCTTTGTTCGTGAAGACGCTTCCAAAGAAGAAATCCGACAAATCCAAAGACAACTATGAACGACGACATCCTCACCGACGAAGAAATCATCACACGCGAAGCCGCGCTCATGCGCTCCACGGCCCCGGCAGGGCGCAAGCTGGGCGAGTTGACCATCCGCCCGATGACCAGCGAGACGCTGACTTACCTCTGGCACACGAAGAACTTCTTCATGAGCGGCATGATGGGCGGGCCGCAAGCGACCAACTCCAACCCCGTATGGTCCACCGCTGAGTTTGTTTATATCCACGCGGGCGACATGGACGAGGTGGCCGAAGTCATTTGGGACAGCGGTGCCTTCAAGGCCCGCGTGCGCGACTTTCTGCGCGGTCCTCTTAATGATCCGCAAATGCTCAACGAGGCGTTGCCGATCATCGAAGAAATGGTGCGCGAATACTTTGCCGCGCAAAACGAATCTGCCGCGTCGAAGCACGCTCAACCCGCCACGCCGGGAAAAAAGCCAGCCCGTGTTGGCAGGCGGTCTATGTCGCAATCATAGCGCGTCACACGGGCTGGTCTTACGACTTCATTCACCGCCGCCTGCCTGTCGCTTTCGGCCTGCAAATCATGCTGCTGCACGATCTGCGCGAGGGACGCACGATGCAATGGTCTGTGCCGATGAAAGGCGAAGAAAAGCGGGGGGTGGACATCTTTTCCCAAGTGCAAGAGACGCTTGCCAAAGTCCGTGAAAATTAGCGTAAAAACCGACACCAGCGACCTCCGCGCTAAGCTGCGCGAGTTTGAGCTTGTTGTTGGGCGCGAGATGTCCGGAGCCGTGCGTCAGTTTGCCCGTAAGGCGTGCGTGTATCTTGCCAACGCTACGCAGCCTTACAGCGGCAAGGGGGAGGATGGCAAAAGCCAAGGAAAACAGGGGAAGGCACTGGGTGAAAAAGCCGTTGAAGTGGATATTAGCAAAGTGTTTTACACGCCAGATTCCGGCGGCTTTGCCCGCGCCATCAAAGAGCGCGTTTCCAATAGTAAACGCAGTGCAGATTCAAAGTCGAAATTTAACGCTCGTTTGGATGGATACATTTCCAGCGGGAACAAGGCCGCGTTGCGAAAAATCGTCAAAGATTTTAACTGGCAGGGCGTCATTGATGAAGTTGATCCTGCTCTGCACCAGCAAGCTCGATCTGGTCCGAGGCGCAAAGTCAGCAAGCGGCGAGGGCAAATGTATATGGTGCTGGGTGGGCGCAAGACGGCCATCACTACCTACATCAACAAAATCAAAAAGCGCGTGGGTATCGCAAAATCCGGCTGGGCGTCTTGCGCGCAGCAAATCAGCGTCGATCAAAAGCAAAGCTCAACCACAGGCATCCCGGCGTGGGTCACTCGTCACGCAAGCGGAAGCAACGGAAGCATTGTCGATCAAAGCCGCGATAAACGTAATCCGCAAGTCCGCATGACCAACAACGTGCCGTGGACTTCGCAGGTTCTCAGCAACAGCGCCAAAAAAGATTCGCTGCGCCTCGCCAAAGAAAACTTTCTCAAATACATGAACACGACCATCCGGGCAGAGTTGAGACGGCAACGTCAACAGGTAGCCGCCTAAATCGAGATGGCCGATTCAACAACAGTATTTGCCGCCAAGGACGAATCATTTTCGGCCACGGTCAACCGTCTGCAAAAATCCCTTGGTGCGTTTGAGGGGAATTTGTCGAAGTTCAACGAGCGCGCGGCTAATATCGGCAAGGGCTTTGCAAACTTGGCCGCCAAGGTCGCCGCCATCGGAGTCGCCTTCTTGGGTGTGCGCGCAGTCGCGCAATCCTTCATGTCGGCGATCGACATGGGCGGCAAACTCAATGACCTGTCAGCGCGCACCGGGGAAACGGCGGGCAATCTGGCAATCCTGCAAAGGGCGTTTCAAAACGCCGGGGCTGGGGCGGATGCGGTTGGCCCGACGATTAACCGATTGCAGCGCGCCATTGTAGCAGCGGGAGAAGGCAGCAAAGAGCAGGCCGAGACATTTGCCAAGCTCGGCGTAAACCTCGACAAGTTAAAATCGCAGACTCCGATAGAGCAGTTGCAAACCGTCGCGCAAGCCTTGCAAGGCGTAAACAGCGACAGCGAACGAACGGCTATTGCCATGTCGCTGTTGGGTCGCAGCGGGGGCGAGCTTATTCCTTTGTTCCGCGCAATGGGCGTAGAGCTTGAAACCGCGCGCAACCAGCTTGGCAGCACACCAGCCATTCTTAACGAAACGGCACAGACGCTCGACACAATAGGAGACAACTTTGGCGCTATTGGCGAAAAAGGCACGGAGTTCATGCTTGGTCTGATGAAAGACCTTGCCCCGGCCATTGCCGATGTCACAACGCGCCTTGCCAACATCGACGCCGCAGGCTTCGGGGCCAAACTTTCCGAATACGCGCAGCGCACTGTGGAGTGGATTGCTGAAACTTTTAAGCTGAAAGACGCAATCAATCAAATTGAGGTTGCAATCAAGGGCATCACCAGCGGCAACTTTGGCGAGGGCTTAAAGCTCATGTTTATGACGGCGCGCGATACGGCGCTTAATGCCATCAATAACATCGTCGCGGCGGCGGGGGCGGCTCTTGAAACGGTCGGTTCGGCTTTGAAAAAATTGTTTTCCCCCGGCTCTACCACAATGGCGTTTATCGAAGGCAGCTTCCAAATGTTAGGAGCCAAAATCGCTTCTGGCGTGTTTGACTCTTTGGCATCAGTTCTGGAGAAACTGCCATTTATGGACGCAGCGGCATCAGCAGTGCGCGAAGCCCAAAAAGAAGCCGAACAGGCAGTCAAAGATATTAGCAACATCATGTATTATGAGGCTGATAATCTGAAAAAAGAATGGGGCAGCATCATGGCGGAAATGCCCCAAGAATTTGCGCGCTCTTATGCTGCCAATATGCAGCAGCCCTTGTTTGAAATGACGGATCGCGCTGCCGAAACCGCCGATCAGATGGAGCGCGTAGCGGCTGCAACCCGCGCGGCAGCTTTTGATGCCAAGGCTTTCGGCCAAGCTATGCGCGACGCGCAAGTTGACCGCTTGGCTGGCGATTACGCTGATTCACCATTTCCCAAAAACACACGCGGAGGAGGCACAAAAACCCCGCCAATTATCAATTCAAGCGCCCGCATTGACGACGAATTAAACAACGCCCGCGCACTTTACGGTCCGCGCGGCGGAGGCTCCTCCAGCCCCACGCTCACCCAAGACCAAACCGTCGCCGAAATGCGCGCCGATGCCGCCCGCGAAAGGCGCACGGGCCGCGTGGGCGAGTTTATGGATCGTGGCGCATTCCGTTCCGCCGCTCAAGCAATGGAAGCAGGCGCCCGCGCGGCCAACCGTATTTCGGAAAACCAGCGCGAGCGTGACGTAATGTCCGATCTTTTCGGCGCGAAAAATCTTGGGGATAGCCTGCGAAACTTTGAACGCGATGCCCGCCTAGCAGGCATGACGCCCGACGAAGCCCTAAGTCGCATGGGCATTGACCGGGAAGTGGGCGAGGACCGCAGGGACGCGCTAGATCGCTTGGTCAAAGACCTAAGCAAAACCCCCGAAGAGCGCGCCCGCGAAGAAGAAGAAATGCGTCAAAAACACGCTCCGCGCGGCGGCGGGGGAGACACCGAGCAAGGCATAATAAACCAAATTCATTCTCTTCTGCAAAAGCATATGCCGTCGATTGACGAAAAGCTGCCGCAACATGCCCTGGTTCCCGGAGACTAAACCATGCCCGCCACGATCATAGGAAACAACGAATGGAACCAGCGCGGCCTTGTGCTCACCGCGCAGGACGCGCAGGAGCAGGTCAACGGCCTCGTCAACGTGCAAGCAACCTATGTCGGCCCCTCCAGCAAGCACGACATCATTAGCCGCAGCTTTTACCAAGACGCGCCACCGCCGATCTGGCCGGATGTTGTGAATCCCAGCGAGCTTGTGACCAACCGCCTTTACATGGAAAGCCGCACGGTGACACGCGCCAACGGACTAACGACGGTCAACGCCAGCTATGCGGGCGGGTTGCAGCGGGCCGGTTTCAAGGGGTATTTTTTACGCGAGGCAAACGAGCCCGACAAAACAATCTTTTTTTATGAGCCAGCAGGACCGGAATACACGCAAACGCCGGGAGTGCAATTCGTTGAAGGCCAGCCGATATTTAGGCTTGGGCGGGCGCAGTTAAGTTCATTTACCGAACGCATTCGGTTGGTTGAGTTTGTTAGGGTGGGCAAGGCTCAGTCTGTTAGCACTCCGAATTTTACATGGCGCGATTTAGTGGCCCTGCATCCGTTTTACAATCCGGCCAGCATTCTCGCCACTCCGGTTATCAATGTGGGCAATCGTTGGTATATCGACACGATGCCGCTAAAGCCGCTTGAGTCCTTTTCGTATATCACGCCGACCGTTCAAATTGTGACCGCTGAATATCGACTAAGCTAATGGCACTTCCAGAACTGCACAATTTCGAGCGGCTGGCAAAAAACAAACCAGCCAAGGGAAGCAAGGATTACCCGGTAACCATCAAGGGCAAAGACCTCGACGAAAACTGGAAGATGACCACGCTGCTTGAAGGTGAGGGCGATCCCAAACTTTACGAAGTTGAATACACCAAGGACGGGACGCGCATTACCCGCATTTTGCCAAAGCCGCCCGCCAGCGGCACGCACGTGTTGGGGGCCATCAACGGCACGATTCAATGGATTGCAACCGAAGACTGTGAGTAATGGCAAATGGCTACGGTCAAAACCACTGTTGACGAGTCCGGGCAGCGTCTGGTTATTACCAAAGTAGTCAACGGCCAGCGCCGGGTCAGTTGTTCGTGTTGCGAAGAGCCAGAGTGCTGTATGTATTCGGCACAGGGTCTTACTGATGGGATTTATACGGTGGAAGATTTACCAGACGAGTTGGAGATGTATTATTCTGATGGGGTAAATTTCGACGGACCAACAATAGTTGCCCACAATGGAGACGGCACTTATGGGGAGCTTTCCGACGAGGGGTCGGCGGACCCTGCGTATATTGCACGGAGTTTTGCGGGCGATGAGTGGGTTACTAGCTACTTCCAGCTAGACCCCTCAACTGATTGTCTTATCAAAACGCTTGAGGCGGACGATCCGCCCAGCCTTAGCACAACAAACGTATGGGTATTTGATAGGTTTGAAGACACTTACACGATATCTAATGGGTTTGAGTCTATTGCTGTAACTCGGATTTCGCTTTGCATATGGGAGGGAGAAGGAGCCGTCTTGTATTATGCAGGAGGCGGATTTGATGCTCTCGGTCAAAATAGCAATGTATGGCGTTCGACGTTCTTGGAACAAAACGGACCAAAACAAACGGGCAATCAAAATACTCCTACAGGCACTTACGAAGACCCAATTTCATTAGGAACTTGGTCTGTATCATGACCTGCCCCCACCAATCCCGCACCCGCGACCGAGGCCAATTTTCGTGCGCCTTGGGCTGGTATGGCGGTCGCCCGTGGCTGGGCAACTGCCTTGATTGCATGAAGCGCGGAGCCAACACACCAGAAGCCAAAGCCGCCTTCGACGCCAAGGCCGACCGCGCCCATCCCGCCAACCGCCAGCGCCTGTCGGGTTGCTGCGACCGCGCCGATCAAGCGTAACCACTGCCGCTTTGACACTGATGGGCCGATAGGATGCAGGCCCGCAAACTTTATCTCGACACTTCCAGCCGCGCCTTTGTCGCCGAGCCGACGAGCACGCTCCCGGCCAGCGGGCTCAATGTGTTTGAGGAGGATGTCGAGGACATCCAATTGTATTTCTTAGAACCAACGGGAGATTTCTCCACGCCGTATCGATACCTCAATTACTCTACCCTGACCGCGACTTTTGCGCTCGGCTCCGGATCGGTCGCGGCAACCGTCACGAGCTTCTCGGCCATCTCGACCTCCGTGACGATCACCGCCTCGGTGTCCATCACGGGCGGGTCGGGCATCACCGAAGTGCAGCGCGTCCAAATTTCGCCTGCTCCCGCAACGGGGTATTACTCGCTCCAGCTTCCGACTCGCAACGTCACGGTGTCCTCGGTCGCGGCGTCGATTTTCACCGCGCCTTACCATGCCATCCTCGACGGCCAGTCCGTTACGCTCACCGGATTTTCCACGCCATCTGGTTTTTCCAACGGATCGGTTTACTTTGTCCGCGACCGCACCCGCGACGGGTTTATGATCGCCAACACGGCGGGCGGCACGGCCATCACGGCTTCCGTTGCATCGGGCGGCGGGACGGCGGTGGTTCCGACTCATACGACCGCGCCGCTCGCAGCGGGCACGACCCCAATCGAAATCTCTGCCGCTCTGGCATCCGCAGCCGGATCAGGAACGCAAGAAATCGCCGCTGTCGGAACCGCGAGCGATTACCTGCTGACTTACGGAGGCGCTTACGCGGGGGCCGCCCTGCCGATCGTTGCCATCACGGCCTCGACTTTGGCGGGTGCGCCAGGACTCGCCGGGCAACTCAACCTCGACACGGTGGAAATCGCGGCCCTCGCCGCAGCAGGGACGAGCGAAGTCACAATGGAAGTGCAGGTCAGCAACGGCACCCTGCGAAACACTTTCCAAGGCACCGCGACCCTCGGCGACGATTTGATCAACGCCACCGGAGCGCCGTCGAGCGTGGCGGGCACGAGCTTCACGCTCAAATCGCCAGACTCATCGGTCTGGGCGGTGTCGATTGATGACAGCGGCATTATGACCGCCACCAAGCAATAACCATGAAAACCCTTCTCGCCATCCTCCTCGCCACCCTCTGCGCGGCCACCAGCTACGGGCAGACGATGAAGGCGCTCGCCTATAACACGACAAACGGGCAAGTAGTTGCTGCAACCAATGTGGTGTGGACTAATGCCTTCAGCTTTTCGACCAACACGGTAGCCGCGCAGGTGCGGACGAATTTGTCTCTCGGCTCCACTTGGCTCACTAACACCAACGTCACGAATTTCCGCACGGCGATTGGATTGGGGCTCCCCGCCCTGACCAACACCAGCAACGTCACCACGATGCGGGCGCTGGCGGGCAGCACGAACACCAATGAGCCCCACAGCGGCACCATCAATGTTTTCGATGTAAATGAGCAAGAGGTTCAGCTTACAATTTCTAATGGGATTATTGTTAGCGTTTCCTATCCATGAGTTTCCACGACCCCATCGACTTTCTTTCTCGTCCCTTCGTCGGCGTGACCACCTCGCTCGGCTCGGTCATCGTCTCGCTTTTGCCGCACCTTGAAACGGGGATGCGCCTGTCCGCCTTGGCGCTCGGCCTGTTTGTCGCGGCGATGTCCGCTCGCAAAGTCTGGAAGGATCGCAACAAATGAGCGCCTGCACTTCATCCCAAGCCGATCTGTGCTGGACGCGGGGCGACTCCGGGCGGCTCGATGTTTCGGTCAAAGATGCGGACGGCACGGCCTACAACCTCACCGGGGCCACGCTGTTTCTGACAGTGAAGAACGCACTGACCGATGCGGACTCCGCCGCCGTCATTCGCAAAGAAGTGACCAGCCACAGCAACGCATCGGGCGGGATTTCTCACTTTGACCTTCTGACCACAGACAACGCCACGGCAGGAACGCGCTACTACGATGTCCAAGTGAAAGACTCGAGCAACAAAATCTACACGCTCTTCGGCGGTCTGTGGAAAGTCCTCTCCGACGTAACCACGCGCACCGCCCCGCTGTAACATGGCCGCGTATCACAAAGTCGAGGTCAGCTTAAACACCAGCGCTGTTGAGGTTGGCGTGCCTTCGCCGCAGACGGTCAATGTTGTCGTGCCGACCATCGGCCCAGCGGGGCCAGCCGGGGCAACGGGAGCCACGGGCGCAACAGGGGCGACCGGGGCGCAGGGGCCAGCGGGGACAGGCATTGAAACGCTTACGACCCAAGGCGACCTCCTTTATCGCGGGGCATCGACGGCGTTGCGCCTTGGGATCGGCACAAGCGGCCAAATCCTCAGGGTGTCCAGCGGCGGAATCCCCGAATGGGGCGCAGCCCCGGCGAGCGGCGTGACCAGCGTGAACGAGCAAACGGGCGCAATCACAATCACACCCGCCTCAATCAACGCAGCCAACGCCAACCACGATCATCAACCGTCTGATGTATTTGCCGACGCGGCTTTTGTCACCCAAAGCGGGGGCAGCGGCACTCATGGCGGGATCTACATTAGAAACGGCAGCGACAACAGCCGCGCCGTGTATGAGAACACCTCCACGCGAAACTACATCTGGTGGGACAGCGACTTGTCTAAATGGTTTTTAACCAGCAAGGCAGATGTTAATCTTTTTGAAAAGAGCAGCACCGCGAGCTTTCCTTGGCAGGCAACAGGACAATGGAGCGGGGTGAGCCCTCAAACCGGAAGCGTCGAGGTCGATCAATCCAATTTATTTGATGTTTCGGACGCTGCTGCTTCAAATATCATTGAGCTAAAAACGGCAAAAACAGGCAACGCAAGCAGCACGCAAGTCGTTCTCGGCAACGACACCCGCCTTGCAGACAGCCGCACCCCAACCAGCCACACCCACGGCAACCTAACCAACGACGGCAAAGTCGGCACCACCGCCAACCTCCCGCTCCGCACAGGCACCAACGGTGTCATCGAGGCGGGGGCATTCGGCACGGCGGCAGGCAGCTTTTGCGAGGGGAATGATGCGCGGTTGAGTGATGCGAGGACACCAAGCAGCACGTTGGCACACGCCGCAAGTCACGCCGCAGGGGGAAGCGATCCTGTAATTTTAAGTCAATTAGATTCTCAGCCGTCTGGAGGCGTAAATAAATTTAAGCTCGGACTGGGCGGCGATTCGCCAACAGGTCGCTTCGTTGGCGTCAGCACGGCGGGCGATCCGATTATTGGCATTTTAAGCTACGGAAGCGCGGAGCAATACGACCCAAGTGCTGAAGTTTCATCATCAGCGTTTGGTATGACGTTTGGCGCAACCGACTCTTCAATGTTCGCGCAATACTTAAAAGACGGCGGGCTGGAGGCTCAATACGATTTCCCAGCAGCAAGCGGCACCGTCGCGCTGACGGACGACATACCGACCGAAGTTACTGACCTCGCCGCCACAGGCATCAGCGCCGACTACGTTCCCGTGGCACAGGGCGATGGCACGATAGTTTGGGAGGCGCAAAGCGGTGGAGGAGGCGGCGATACCGTCTCCATCGAAACAACCGCCGCAGACATCTTTTCCGTCTCATCGGGCGCAATCTCGGCAGACGATGCGGGCGCGGATCGGATTGTCTATTGGAACAATACCAGCAACAAGCTCACCTACGGAACTCCGTCCGATGTCGGCGCGGCGGCAAGCTCGCACACGCACTCGGACGCCACACAGTCTGTCGCTGGATTTCTTTCCACGGCAGACAAGACCAAGCTCGACGGCATTGCAAGTGGCGCGGAAGTAAACGTCAACGCCGACTGGAACGCATCGAGCGGTGACGCGCAGATCCTTAACAAGCCGACCCTCGGCACCGCAGCAGCCGCAGCGACAACTGACTTTGCGGCAGCTTCGCACACTCACGCCGCCTCGGCCATCACCTCGGGAACCTTGGATGTGGCGCGCCTCCCTGTCGGCACAGGCAGCACACAGGTCGCCGCAGGCAACCACACCCACGTTGTCGCAGACGTAACAGGAGCCGCCGCCTCTGGCTCCATCACAACCAGCGGCCTAACCCAATCCACCGCCCGCATCCTCGGAAGAACGACAGCCAGCACAGGAGCCATCGAGGAGATCCAAATCGGCTCGGGCTTGAGTCTGTCGGCGGGGGAGTTGTCTTCCACAGTGAGCGCGGGCATCCCTGCAACCCTCCTCGACGCCAAAGGCGATCTCATCGTGGCCTCGGCGGCGGATACGGCGGCACGGCTCCCTGTGGGCGGCACGAACGGCCATGTGCTTACAGTCGATTCGGCGGAAACGCTGGGGGTGAAGTGGGCGGCGGCGTCGGGCGGTGGCTCCTCCATCATGCAGTCCATCGCAGTCGGCTTCGTCCTCAACTAATTTAGAAAGACCAAAACTATGGCAACTCCAAACATCAACGATGCAACCAAAAACATCACTGGATACACTGCGGGCACGGCGCTCTCCTCAACCAACGCCACGGCGATCCTCAACAACGCCGCCTCATCGGGCAAGCTGATGAAGGTGAACAGCGTCTATGTCGCCAACGTGGACGGAACCAACGCCTGCGATGTGACCGTGGCCTACTATACCCAAGACGACATCGGCGGCACCGCCTACAAGATCGCCTCCACCGTCAGCGTCCCCGCCGACGCCACCGTGGTGGTGGTCAGTAAAGACGCCCCGCTTTACTTGCGCGAGGACTCCTCGCTCGGAGCCACCGCTGCCGTGGCAAGCGACTTGGAAATCGTGGTCAGCTACGAGGAGATCAGCTAATGGGGCTTCGCTGGAACGGTTCTATCTTGGGCCTGCTGTCCGCGCCCTCGCAAGCCAGCGCCAAAGGCGTGTGGGACCTCCGCGCCCACGCACCATTCCAGCGTGACAACAAATGGCCTCTGTTTTTTAACAGCCCGCTCGATGTTGCGTCAGTGGCGTTTTGGCTGGACGCTTCGGATGCCAGCACGCTCTACGATGCCACCACGGGCGGCTCGCTTGTCACCGCAGGCAACACCGTGGCCCGATGGGAAGACAAAAGCGGCAACGCAAATCATGTCACGCAATCCACCGCCAACAATCGCCCAACACGCCTTGCCGCCGATCTCAACGGCCTTGACGGACTAGACTTCGACGGCACCAACGATTCGCTAAACACCGCGACAGCGGTCGGCAATGCGCCGCTCACTGTCTTTGTCGTCGCCAAGCCAGACACCACGGCCAACACGGGCCGATTTGCTCACATTTTTGGCAGCACCTACGCCTACCAACTTTCGGCTTCCACAACCTTCAACACGCGGAACAATCAATTGGAGACATCCACAAACTCACTGGCTTGGGGCAGCGTTTCCGCTAACACGGCGTATGTTTTTTCTGCCGCGTTTTCAACCACCGACACCAAGGGCTACATCAACAATGTCTTGGGAGCAGGCGGCGCAGGCTCCGCTATGGGTGACGCTGGAACAGTGACGACTATTGGCGCACGGGCTGATCTGGTGGCTGCCACCTATTACAACGGCAAAATCTACGAAATCGTCGCCTTCACCACTGCCTTCACAGACGCCCAGCGCAACGCCATGGCCGCATACTTCAGCCGCAAATGGGGCATCACCTAATGAGCGAGCAACGTTATTTCCAAGTCGAGCCAACCGCCTACGAGCAGACCCGCTTGGCGGTGGATGCCGCATGGGGATTCCCCGCTGGCGAAACCAGTATCGAACCGCTGGCGAGAGCGCCGAAAGACGACAATGGGCAAGTTCTCATCGCCATCCGCACCATCCACTGCGACATGGAGCCGTTTTTCAGCGCCATCGCTGGTCTGCTGGCAAGCGGCGATGCCGTGGAAATCACGCAGGAGCAATATCTGGCAGCAATGCCTTCGGAGGAAGGGCAATAGTGAATCCCGTGCCCGCGCCACAGGAGTCTTTCGGCCAGCCGCAGGCGACCTTTGCGGAGGCGAGTGCGGAGGCTGTGGCTGACTTGATGCCGTGACGGCCACGCTGACTTTTCAACTGCCGGAGGAGGCCGACGACCTCGACCTCGCCCGCAAGGGAGCAGATTGGCGGATTGTGGTAAAAGACTTGGACGAGCATTTGCGCTCGCGGCTTAAATACGAGGAAGGCTTAAGCGAAGAGGCCGACAAGGCGTTGCAAGCCACGCGAGACAAGCTGCATGAGTTTGTCGCGGAGCGTGAGCTAAGTTTGTGGTGAACTTGTAAGCATTGCTTGTGAGTTCGCCCTGCGCGAATGGCAAACAAGCATCGTTTAACGATACTTTGACACCCCGGCGAGGGCATGAACTTGCTTCAAACTGCGCTGGGTAAACTGAAAGAGAAATCGACTTGGGCAGGCATAGCCGCCCTGACTGCCGCCGCAGGATGGAAGCTCGATCCCGAGCAGTGGTCCGCTATCGCCGCCGTGGTGATTGGCGTGGTTGGCCTCTACGAAGTCTTCCGCAAGGACAATTAGGCCATGCGCCTTATCGCCGCTCTCGTGGCGCTTTACGCCACCGGCTGCGCCTCAATGCCGCAGATGAGCGGCACTGGCCTGCCGCTCGGCAAGAGCGGCTGGCAGTTCACGGGCGGGGCTGACTTCGACAAGCAAGTCTGGTTCGTGACGTTCTGGAAGCCGTGGGGCGCGGCTGAGGCGCAAGCTGCTATCGCTGCTGACAAGATCGTCCTGCCGGAATGAAGTCGCGTTCTGTCGTAACGATCAACGGAGAAGCATTGCGCGCAATCTTCACCAAGCCAAAGCGGGCTGACACGCGGCCCTTGCTCACACGCCTTCTTTCCTCGCTTCAGCCTGTCGTCCGCTTCGGACGCCGGGGACTGTCGTTCATCGGGGTGCGGGGGCGGGTCGAATTTTAACAAGCAGATGAAAGCAACTACATGGTTCAAGAACTCATTCGTTCAATTTCTGGCTGGCCTTCAGAAGATCGGCGCGCAATCGCCATCGCTCTTGTGCGCCGACTGTCTCTCACCGATCTCGCAGACATTGCCTCCGCCGCCCACGACCGCATCCACAGCGAAGCGGAAAAAAGGAAAGACATTCACAGGCGCAAAAGCCGACTTCCAAAAACTGCTCGATGAGCATGGCGTCAGATACTTCGACGCGGACGAGGTTTTCTTTCGTGGTGCGCGGGATGCCAAGCTGCAACTAAACACCGACCCGCCGCGCAGTTTGTGGCCGTCATTACTGGCCGTAACAAAGGTTGCCGACGAGGCGCGGCACAGGCTTGGCCGTCCGCTACGGATCAACAGCGCATTTCGCAACGGGGCTTACAATCGGGCCATCGGAGGCGCGAAAAATTCAATCCATCGGCTAGGCGGAGCCTTAGATTTGTCCGGCTCGCCCGCCACCTTGCACAAGATCCTCACTCAAATGCGCTCAGAGGGGCTTTTCCGTGGCGGGCTGGGCAAGTATAAGACCTTTGTCCATGTGGACGTTCGCGGGAAGAACGCGGATTGGCAGGGGTGAGGTTCAATGCCCGGTCCCGCCCCAAACGCATACAATCTGCGCGGTAGTTCAAGCGTGCTTACGCCTGCGGGACCTTTAATAGCGCGGCCAGCTATTCAAGCGCGGGGCGGTATCGTTTAACAAGACACGGGCAACGTGTCGAAAAGGTTCCCGCACGGGTATAGCGCCAAAACGGCTACAGAGACGGCGCGGAAACGGCGACCCGTTAGGGTATAAAGCGGGGGCGTTGGTGGCGGTGGCGGGGCTCGACACCCGCTCTTGTTACATATTCGTGTGTTATTTTGTAACGCTCCGCTGTCCGGCTGCGTTTCCTTCAACGCCGCACCGCCATTTGTTAAAGAGGACTCACACTATCGCCAAGTCAGCCACAGGAAGCCGACATTCGCCAGCGCGTAGCCGCCGAACGCCACGGCCATCGGCCCGTTGCCGTCGCGGAGAAAGCCCGCCGCCGTGAGGACGTAGAGCCCGGTGCAGGCGAGGAGGGGCCAGAAGGTCATTTGTCCCGCCTATGCTGGCCGATGCTGATTTTGCCCTCGGTGAACGTGTTGGCGAGCCAGCGTGCGACAACCGAAACCAACCGCTCATGGTCGCGGACATGGGTTTCGTCAGCGCACACGAAGTTCACATGGGCAAGCTC